GTATAGAGAAATTTATTACCCTAATGCCATATACTACTATTCAGATGGATCCTTTGATTCATTAAGGAGCAATCCTATTATAGCATGTGTTAATAGTGATAGCAACTGGAAAGATATCACTGGTAAGTGTTTATCTCCTGTAACATCATTACCTAATACTGGTGCTACTCTTTTTGATTCACATACTCATAATCCAGTTTCATTAAATAGAACAAGAGTATATAATACATTAGCTTTTGCTACAGGTGATACTCTTTCTAGCAATACTCTTGCTACCTATATTGAACAAAAAGGTGATCATACACATATTCACTCTACTAATAATATTGCTAGAGGTCTAAGAAATGTAGTATATGGTCAACCTGATTCAGATGGTGAGATTCAAGGTGTTAATGCTATCGCGGTTGATCCTATTCTAAGAGATCCACAACTTGCAGTTTCTAGACCAGGTGTAAATGATGCAAGATTAAGATTTTTTCCTAAGAACATTATTGTTTTTGGAAATAGTCTTCCCAGTGAATATTATACTAGAAACGATTCTGGACACACATCAAGTGCTAATGGAAAAATACTACCGCTTATCGCTAAAGACGATAATGTAGGGGTATTAGGAATTAGTAACACACAATTATCATTTACTATATCTTCAAATGCTGCTCCTTCACACAATCATAACACATACCCTTCAACTAGAAAAAGAAAATCAAATAGAACTAATCAAACTGCCTATAGGTTAGTTGAAGCTGGTGTTCACAATCACAGAACGACATACACAGCAAATGTTGAATTAAGATCTAAGATATTAAAGGCATGGATTACTACAAGTGATGAAACTCCTATTGCAAATGGTGTTATTATTGCGTATTCAATAGGAGAGAATACTCTATTTACTGGACAGGAATCTAACTCGGTAACATTACCGGTTAACTGGCATTTCTGTGATGGTAATAATGGTACTCCTGACTTAAGAGGATATTATATTTACGCTAATTTTGATGAGTCAAACACTTATCATAATGTCGTATACAAATCTTCTAACACAATGATTATTCATTCTATAGATATAGAAGCAAATGGTAGCCACTCACATCTCGGGCCAACTACAGGGAACGAAATTGGTCTAGGAACTGCTACAGATGTGGGTAGTCATACATTTGAAACTAGTCTTAATCATACACATACAATTTCTAACGAAACAACATTCCTCTATTCGCCAACGGATACAGCGAATGTTACTAATATAAGAGTAGGACAAAGCTATTCATATACCCCGCCAACGGTAGGTTTAGCTTTTATTATGTACAACAATACTATAGTATAAGAGGAAACTATGATTACAGAAGAAGAACTCAAAAAGCATTATCCTAATGCTAAGCCTGAAGTGGTAAAAGCGCTTGTTGCAAGTCTCGACGTTCTAGGTGACAAGTATGGTGTTAATACACCTCTACGTTTATCACATTTTCTAGCTCAAACTGCCCACGAATCTGGCGGTTTTAGACTTATTGAAGAAAATCTCAATTATTCAGCAGACAGTCTCAATAAAGTATTCCCAAAATACTTTAAGAATGCAGGTCGTGATGCTCAAGAATATCATCGTCAACCAGAAAAGATTGCTAACGTAGTTTATGCATCTCGTATGGGTAATGGTGATACTGATTCAGGAGACGGATTTAAGTTCCGTGGTCGCGGTCTTATTCAGCTAACTGGTCGTTCTAACTATACCAATTTTGCAAAAGATAATGGTATAGAAGTTGAAGAAGCAGTTGCCTATCTTACTACACCAAAGGGTGCAGTAGAATCAGCAGGTTGGTTCTGGAACAAAAACGGTCTTAATGCACTTGCCGATAAAGATGATGTAGTAGCCGTTACTAAGAGAATTAATGGTGGTACTATTGGTCTCGAAGATCGTAAGAAGCACACAGAAGAGTTTAAAGATATTCTTGGTGCTTGATGGCATTAATTGCAAGATTAGGCGACTTTAGCGATCATACTTTTGGCGGATCTAATGGTTACATTATTTCCGCTTCTGCTTCTGCAAAAGTAACAGAAATAGAAGGTAAAAAAGTTGCTAAAGTTGCCGATTTGCACTATTGTCCTATTCCAGGTCACGGTATCACTGTAATTGTAGACGGTTCTAATATTGTACAATGTGAAGGTGGACCAATTGCAGTTATGAGTAGTACCTGTGGATGCGGCGCTAAAATTTTGGCAGGAAGTAGTTTTTCTAATGCTCCTCTAGGTGGAGAAATAATTGGAGCTGGAAAAATGGATGATCCAAATGCAGTTTTAGGGCCTCCAGGTAGCGGACAAAAACCTTTAATATTAGGATAAAAGAATGGGAAAAACATACACAGCGGGTGAGACTCTTTTTGCTGCCGATTTAAATTCAAGCTTATCTGAAGCAGTAAATACTACCGGGTTTTTTATATTTACCGGTAATCATGTTTATAGTTCTAATCTAACGCTTAACAAAAATACTACGAGTAATGGCGTTTTTACATTTAATGCAAACGCTCACTTATACGCTAATTTATACTCATCTAGTAATTTAATAGATAAAATAGGAGAGGTTAGATTAGTTCCTTTAATTCCATCTTCTGGTAGCGTAGCTGGTAGAACATTAGATGCAACTGACCACGGTAAATGTGTGGTTACTACATCTACGGTTACAGTACCTTCTGGCGTTTTTTCTTCTGGTCAAAACGTAACTATTTACAACAGATCAGATGTATCTATTAGCGTTAATGCGGATGTAGGTTTAACTCTATACAATTCAAGTCAAGGAACAACCGGAAATAGGACTTTAGCAAAAAGAGGACTTTGCTCTATACTTTTTATTACTAATTCAGAAGCATTAATAACTGGAGCTGGGGTTACTTAATGTCCTTTTATAATGTGCTGCTTGGATACGGAGGTGGGAAAACTATTGTTACCCTCACAGGAGATAACTATAATTTTAATTTATTAAACTATCTCAACGGGTTAGGGTTATATGTATCTGGGCAAACAGAAGTAACAATTACAGTAAACTCTGGCGCATATGTAGGAAGCACAAGTATAAGCACACCAGCTTTTACTGTTTCAGGATTTTCTAATCAAGATAAAGTAACTATAATTAACAATGGTATTATTTTAGGTTGCGGTGGTAAAGGTGGAAACAACACAGGTTGGCCTAGTTCTACTTCCGGAGATAATGGTGGGACGGCTATTTTATTAAATTATGCTTGCACTATAGTAAATAACGGTACTATCGCTGGAGGAGGCGGCGGAGGAGGTGGCGGTCGCGGAGGTAAGACGAGAGGTGGTCGTCCGTATACATTAGGTGGAGGCGGCGGAGGAGGTGGTCTTGCTCCAGGTGGCGGCGGATATAGTAATGCAGGCCCAGGCCAACCTGGAACAAGAACAACTGGTGGAGCTGGTACTTACGGTGGAGGGCCAGGAGGACCTATAGGGACTCCAGGTCAACCTAGCGGTAATTATCAATATGGCCAACAACCAGGTGGTTCTGCAGGCAATTATTTAGTTGGAAGTCAGTACGTAACATGGAATCCAATTGGTACAGTTTTAGGTGGTATTTTATAAATTATAAATATCTAAAAAGGATATTTACATGGCTACTCTCACATCTCGCGAAGAATTCAAAGAATACTGCTTAAGAAAGCTAGGTAAACCTGTACTTGAAATTAACGTAGATGATGATCAGGTTGAAGATCGTATAGATGAAGCTCTCAAATATTACTGGGATTATCATTTTGATGGTACTTCTAAGGTCTACTATAAGCATCAATTTACTGCAGAAGATATAACTAACAAATATATCACTCTTCCTCAGAACATCATTGGCGCTGTTAATATTTTTGATATTGGCGATTATATTGCTACAAATAATATCTTTAATATTCGTTACCAGATTGCATTAAACGATCTTTATACATTGACATATCAGTCAATGGTACCTTATTATATGGCATTCCAGCATCTTCAGTTATTAGAGCAGCTTCTTGTTGGTAAGCAACCCATTCGCTACAACAGAAACACTAATAGACTTTATGTAGATGTTAATTGGGAAAAAATAGTACCTGGTTATTATCTAGTTGTAGAAGCATACGAAATAGTAGATCCTACCGTTTATCAAGATGTTTGGAATGATCGTTGGCTACAGAGATATGCTACTGCATTAATTAAAAAACAATGGGGCACCAACCTTACTAAGTTTATAGGTATGCAGCTTCCTGGTGGTGTGCAGTTTAATGGTGAAAAGATTTATAATGACGCAGAAACTGAAATAGCCAAATACGAAGAAGAGATGATTAATAGTTACAGTCTCCCAGTCGGAGATATGATAGGTTAAGATGGCCACTAATTTTTATTTCAATAACTTTTCTTCTTCTGGTGAACAAGCCTTAATTGAAAATCTCATTATTGAGTCAATTAAGATTCATGGTGTAGATAATTATTATATTCCTAGAAAGATTATCAATAAAGATAGCACATTTAGAGAGCAAGAGTTTTCTGAATATGGAAGTGCTATTGGAATTGAAATGTTTGTAAGAAATATTGATGGTTTTGAAGGTGATGGAGAATTTCTATCAAGCTTTGGTGTACAGGTTAGAGATCAAATTACATTCTCTGTTGCTATGAGAGTATTTGAGCAAGAAGTAGGGTCAGTTCTTAAAAGAGATCGTCCAGTTGAATCTGATCTTATCTGGTTCCCATTTACTAAGTCTCTTTATACTATTAAGTATGTTAATAAGAAGCCAATCTTCTATCAGCTTGGCGCTCTTCAAATGTATGATCTTGTTTGTGAATTATACGAGTACTCAAACGAAGTATTTAATACAGGTATAGAAGAGATTGATAGCGCTTATAATGCTCTTCTTACTACAACAGATCCGTTTATAGTAACAACTGAAGCTGGCACTACACTTTATGCAGAAGATGGAACTGCTATAGTTAAGGAAGAATATGATATTGACGAGCTTGATATGGCATCTCAGAATGAATTCTTTGAAACTGAGGCAGTTGACTTCCTTGACTTTACTGAACGAGATCCGTTTAGTGAAGGTGATAGGAGAGCATAATGATTTCTAGTTCTCCGTTCTACAATTCACTATTTAAAAAGTATGTTATCATATTCGGTACTCTTTTTAATAATATTAAAATTGAAAGAAGAAACTCATCAGGTGCTCTAGAGCAAACTTTTAAAGTTCCTATTGCTTATGGTCCTCGTGAAAAATTTCTTGCTCGTATAGAAGAAAATCCAGAAGCTATTGCGCTCACAGCAATTAAGCTTCCTAGAATGGCATTTTCTATTGCTGATATTCGTTATGATCCTTCTAGAAAATTACAGACAATTAATAAAGTAGTTTCTAAGAAAAATCTTAACGGTGTTAACGTATACGATAAGGTTCATAATCCAGTACCCTACAATGTAGGATTCAAATTGGAAATTATGGCCAAGACTATGGAAGATGGTCTAAGAATTGTAGAGCAAATTCTTCCATATTTTACACCTGAATGGACTGTCAGTGCAAAGTTATTAGGTAATGACTTTGACAACGTTACTGATATTCCTTTAGTATTAGATACTGTAGAAATAGAAGATACTTACGAAGCAGACTTTATAGCAAGAAGAGTATTAATTTTTACTCTTAATTTTACTATGAAATGCTATTTCTTTGGACCAGTCACTGAAAGCAAAATTATCAAACTTGCTACTGTTAACTTGTATGCAGATACTACTGCAAATAGCGGTATCGTCACTACGTCAGTAAGACCAGGCTTGACTGCTGATGGAGAACCTACATCTAATGTAGAGTTATCCGTTGCTCTTACTCAGATAGATGAAGACGATAATTATGGATTTATTGTGACTACTGTGGATAATAACAATGGCTAAAGATGTTATTTCTAGTTCTCTAGGATTAGAACCTCTAGAATATGAAGAAAAGCAAGAAGTTATTGCTCCTTCTAAAAATGATAATGATTATGAGTATGCACGTAGAAATCTCTATGATGTAATAGAGAAAGGCAACCGTGCATTAGAAGACATTATTGATATTGCACAGCAATCTGAGTCTGCTAGAGCATTTGAAGTAGCAACTAATCTTATCAAGACTATGGTTGATGCAAATAAAGACCTTCTTAATCTTGCGAAAACTAAAAAAGAATTAGATAAGACTGATATACCTCAAGAAAATAAAACTGTCAATAATAATCTTTTCGTAGGTTCTTCAGCTGAACTTCTTAAAATGATTAAAGATAAGTCAAATGAGTGATATCTATCTAGGTAATAAAAACCTAAAAAATAAAGATGTAAAGTTAGAATTTACTAAAGAGCAGATTGAAGAGTATATTAAATGCTCTCAAAATGTCGAATACTTTTGTGAAAAATATGTAAAGATTGTTTCGGTTGATAAGGGTCTAATTTCATTTAAGCCCTTTGAATATCAAAAGAAAATGTACAAGGCTTTTGATGAGAACCGATTTACTATTTGTAAGATGCCTAGACAGGTGGGTAAGACTACCGGTGTTGTTGGTTATCTTTTACATAAGATTCTCTTTAATGAAAACTACAATATTGCTGTTCTTGCTAACAAAGAACGTCAAGCTAGAGAAATTCTTTCTAGAGTTCAACTTGCTTATGAATGGCTTCCAAAATGGCTTCAACAAGGTATTGTAGAGTGGAATAAAGGTAATATTGAGCTAGAAAATGGTTCTAAAATCCTTGCATCATCTACATCATCATCTGCAGTTCGTGGTCAATCTTATAATCTAGTCTATCTTGACGAGTTTGCGTTCGTACCTAGAAACGTACAAGATGCATTCTTTGCATCAGTATTCCCTACAATTTCATCTGGTAATACATCTAAGCTTCTTATTACATCTACTCCAAATGGAATGAATCTATTTTATAAAATCTGGACTGATTCTGAAAATGGCAACAACAACTACGCACGTGTTGATGTTCACTGGTCTGATGTTCCAGGAAGAGATGAAAAGTGGAAATTAGAGACTATTAGAAATACCTCTGAAGAACAGTTTAGACAAGAGTTTGAATGTGAATTCTTAGGTTCATCTAATACACTAGTACATCCATCAGTATTGAGTAAACTAGTATACAATAGACCTATTAATACTAGTGCAGGCGTGAAGGTATATAAAGAGCCTATTAAAGATCATGTTTATTGCATGACAGTAGACGTATCTGAAGGTTTAGGATTAGATGCTTCTGCATTTGTAGTGGTTGACTGTACTAATATACCTTATGAAGTAGTAGCAACTTATGCTGATCCTAACATATCTCAGCTTATGTTTCCTACATTAATTTACAACGTGGCTAAACACTTTAACGAAGCAGCAGTTCTAGTAGAAGTAAATATAGGTTCACAGGTAGTCAATATTCTTCATCAGGATCTTGAATACGAGAATGTTATCATGACCAAGCAGAATGGGCGTAAAGGTACAAACGTAGGTTCTGATGCTAAAACTGCTAGATTGGGTTTAAAAACTACATCAATTACTAAAAGAATAGGCTGTGCTAACCTTAAGTCTATTATTGAAAATAATAAAATTTTTCTTAACGATTTTAATATAATTCAAGAACTTTCAACATATGTAGTCGACAAGTCGACATACAATGCAGAAGAAGGCTATCACGACGATTTAGTTATGTGTCTTGTGTTGTTTGCCTGGTTAATTAATCAAAATTATTTTAAAGACGTATCTAATACAGACGTACGCAAAAGAATTTCTGAAGATTTGGATAATGATTTCGTACCATTTGGATTTATTGAAGATGGTAACGAGGAAGAGGTGGGACCTAAGGTAATGTCTGATGAAGCCTTTGAAAGATTTCTTCTAAACTGAGAAATTATAAATACTCATACTTGATATTGAGTATTTTATTATAAAGGAGAAACCTATGCCATTTCAAATAAGCCCTGGTGTTAACGTATCAGAAATTGACTTAACTACCATTGTGCCTGCAGTATCTACTACAGAAGGTGCTATTGCAGGTGTGTTCAAGTGGGGCCCTGTAGAAGAAAGAGTTCTTATTTCTTCTGAAGAGGAGCTAGTTAACACTTTCGGACGTCCTAATGCTAATAATTTCGAAACTTTCTATACTGCTGCAAACTTTCTTGCATACGGCAATCAGCTATATGTAGCTCGTGCAGCTGGAGCAACAAACTACAACGCAGTTGCTAATACTACTGCAGCTGTTGCTAACTCAACTAATATGGTAACTTCACTTCAAATTAAGAATATTGATGAATATATTGGAAGTGAAACTACTCTAACTAGCAATTCATCTAACATATTCTATGCAAAGTATCCTGGTGCATTAGGTAATTCACTTAAGATTTCCGTGTGCCCGTCATCTAATGCTTACTCTAAGGCAATATCAATTATTCCTATTGCTAATAATACATATACTGCAAACGGAGTAACACTCTATATTGATATTAATTCTACCTCACTCTCTCTTGATGTTGTAGGAGCTGATGCTGCATCTTATTGCAATACTTTTGCTAACAATTTAACAGTAGGTGATTATCTTCTTGTAGGTAATTCAACTATTGGTTCTCAGTACTTAAAGGTAACTAACGTTGCTCATAATGGTTCTGGAAACGTTGTTATATCTCTTGCAAGCCGTCAGTCATTGAAGTCAAATTGGAATATTACTAACTGGGCAAATACTACTGATTCTTCAACAGGATTAGAAGTTGCTTCAGTAACTAGATACTGGGAATACTTTAATTCAGTTGAAGCAGCTCCTGGTACATCCAATTATGTTTCAACTAGAAACGCTAATGCTACGATAAATGATGAAATGCATATTATAGTAGCAGATGAGGACGGTCAGATTTCTGGTATCCCTGGTCAAATTCTTGAAGTATGGAAGAATGTTTCAAGAGCTTCCGACGCTAAGGGTGAACAGGGTGGATCTGTATTCTATAAGGATGTTCTTAAGAATAATTCTCAATGGGTATGGCCAGGAAATGATATTTTTGGAGCTGCAACTTCTTCAGCATTAGCTGCTAACTCTAACACGAATGCAATAAAGACTTACTCATTTGCAGGTGGTGGCACTGATGATGATGAGTCTAACATTGCCATCTCTAAGATTATGACTGCATACGATCTCTTCAAGTCATCTGAAG